GTTACTCGCTGGGAACAAGAGAATGGGCCTTATGGTATTGAGAAGGTCATCCAAGGCGCTCGAACTGAGTCTGTGCCTCTTGGCGAGTTGAAGAATCTCAGTGGTGAGCGAATGTTGATCTTTGATCAGGCTTTGATGATGTTCGCTATGGGTAATGCCATCACGCTTGAGGACACTAATGGAAATCGAAAGCTCTTGAAGAAGCGATATGATGAAAAGATCGATAATGTGTCCGCTCTAATGGATGCGTGGATTGCTTATAAACTCAACAAAGACGCTTTTGAATAGGGGTGTTCATGGAGCGAGAAGAGGCTCTAGCACACTTTGGCGTTAAGGGAATGCGCTGGGGAGTTAGGAGGAATAGTCGAACTGGATTTCTGAAGACCGTTCGCGGTCCATATAAAGCCAAGAAGATTCCAAAAGAAGAACTAACTCTAATGCAGCGTAGAACTGCCACGCTTTTGATCAGAGCCCATGATATAGGAAAATCTAGAAAACAGATTAAAAAGGGCGAGAAAGCGGCTGCAGCGATGGTTCGGCGTCATGGTGGAATGAAACTTGGATCGGCTTGGTATCCAGACAAGAGAATGTTGGAGAAGTTAGAAGACAAGCAACCTTCATAACGTCGAGCTTTAGGTAGGAGGTGACAAGTGGCAGGCTTTGGGTCCCGATTAAAGCACGCATGGAATGCGTTCACGAATCGAGATGAAAAGACTACATCAGCCTTTGATCTAGGCCCAGGTTTTGGGTATCAACCAACTAGAACCCGGGTTTATGCAATCAATGAAAGATCCATGATTGCGTCCGTCTATACGAGGTTGAGTATTGACGTCGCCTCCAATCAGATTCGTCATGTTCGATTGGATGACGATCGGCGATATTTGGAAGACGTTCCGAGTGGATTGAATGATTGCTTGCAGGTCGAAGCTAATATCGATCAATCTGCGACTGCTTTTAGACAAGATGTGGCTATGACGCTATTTGAGTATGGCGTAGCGGCTATTGTTCCGGTGGATACGACAATCAACCCTTCCGTTACTGGTAGTTACGATATCAAAACGATGCGTGTTGGAAATGTTGTTCAATGGTATCCAGAACATGTTCGGATCAGTCTGTATAATCAGAAGACTGGAAACCGAGAAGAACTCACGTTGCTCAAATCAGTCGTCGCGATTGTTGAGAATCCTCTTTTCAACGTTATGAACGAACCGAACTCGACCTTGCAGCGTCTGATTCGCAAGTTGAACTTGCTAGATGTAGTGGACGAACAGTCTAGTTCTGGAAAACTTGATCTGATTATCCAACTCCCATATGTCATTAAGTCTGAGGCACGGCGACAACAAGCAGAATCTCGACGAGCTGATATTGAATTCCAACTCAAAGATAGCAAGTATGGAATCGCCTACACCGATGGTACGGAAAAGATCACACAACTAAACAGGCCAGCCGAGAACAATCTATTCAAGCAAGTTGAATACTTGACCGGTTTGTTGTATAATCAGCTTGGTTTGACCGAAGATGTGATGAATGGCACAGCCGATGAAAAAGCGATGTTGAATTATCAGAACCGTACAATCGCCCCAATTCTGACAGCTATTGTTGAAGCAATGCGTCGTAGTTTCCTGACTAAAACAGCCAGGTCTCAAATGCAGTCCATTCAGTACTTCTCTGATCCATTCCGTCTTGTTCCGATCAGCGAGATTGCGGAGATCGCGGATAAGTTCACACGTAATGAGATTGTTTCCTCAAATGAGATTCGTCAGATCGTAGGGATGCGTCCTTCTGGAGATCCCGAGGCTGACAAACTTAAGAATAGTAACATGCCTGAGCCCACCGCGCCTGTTGCGCCTAAACTAAACGGCCTTGTACCAGCCGTTCCTACAAAGTTGGAAGGAGCCCGTCAAAATGGAAGCTGATTTCAGCGGCTACGCCACGAAGGCAGGCCTTAAGTGTTCAGACGGCCGGACAATCATGCCAGATGCGTTCAAGGACAATCACGGCGCTAAGGTTCCGCTCGTTTGGCAACATGGACACAGTGAGCCGGGGAATGTCCTAGGGCACGCACTGCTTGAAAATCGCACCGATGGCGTCTATACCTATGGCTATTTCAACGATACCGAGGCTGGCAAGAGTGCTAAGACGCTCGTCCAGCATGGAGATATCGTCTGCCTTTCGATCTACGCCAATAAGCTCTACGAAAAGGGCAAGAATGTTATTCACGGTTCGATTCGTGAGGTCAGTCTTGTCCTCTCCGGAGCAAATCCTGGAGCATTGATCGATAACGTCAATCTCGCGCATAATGACGGTGAGATTGAGACGCTTGAGGATGAGGCGATCATCTATACTGGTCTTTCCCTCGAGCACGAGGATCTCGTCGAGGAGAAGGAGAAGGAGCCCGAGCTCGTTCATGCGAGTGATCTGACTGTGCAGGAAGTTTATGATTCTCTGACTTCCGAGCAGAAGGATCTAGTCCATTTTATGATTGGTGCTGCTCTTGAGGCGGCCGACACTACAGCTACACATTCAGAGGAATCTGAGACCGAAGAGGATCTCACTCATCAGGAAGGTACTGAAATGCCGCGAAACGTCTTCGAGCAGAACGATCCCGCGTCCACCTCGGCGAAGCCGACCCTTACTCATGATCAGCTCACTGCGATCATGACCGACGCCAAGCGGACAGGCTCGCTCAAGGAGTCGTTCCTCCAGCATGCTGTGACCTATGGCATTGAGAACATCGATCTTCTGTTCCCAGATGCTCGGACGATCACTAGTTCCCCCGAGTTTGTCGCACGGAGGATGGAATGGGTCTCCGGAGTCCTCAATGGAACTCGTCACTCGCCTTTCTCTCGAATCAAGTCTCAGTCCGCCGATATCACCCATGATGATGCTCGCGCCAAGGGCTATGTCAAGGCTAGCCTTAAGAAGGAAGAGTGGTTCGGTCTGACGGAGCGAGTTACGACTCCTCAGACGATCTATAAGAAGCAGAAGCTCGATCGGGACGACATCATCGATATCACAGATCTGGATGTTGTTGCTTGGCTCAAGGCCGAGATGAGGGTTATGCTCGATGAGGAGATTGCTCGTGCAGTCCTTATTGGTGATGGTCGCGATGTGGCAGATCCTGATAAGATCAAGGAGGCTAACATCCGCCCGATCGCTACCGATGACGAGTTCTATGCTCATCAGACGCTTGTTGCATCATCGGTTGTCGGTGACGATCTGGTAGACGCAATCGTTGTTCAGCGAGAGTTCTACCGTGGCTCTGGTAACCCGGCCATGTACTGCACTGAGCGTACCCTTACCGAGCTTCTGGTTCTCAAGGATACTCTTGGACGTCGTCTCTACTCCACCGAGGCAGAGTTGGCAGCAGCGCTTCGAGTCTCTAAGATCGTGACCGTTCCTGTGATGGAGGATTATGTGATCACAGACATCGCCGATCCGCTAAAGACTGCCGATCTTGTCTGCATCCTCGTCAATCTGTCGGATTACACGCTCGGTGCTGACAGGGGCGGCGCAATCGCAATGTTTGATGATTTCGATATCGACTACAACCAGTACAAGTACTTGATTGAGACCCGTCTGTCCGGTGCACTCACCAAGTTCAAGTCGGCTCAGGTGATCGGACGACGCAACAACTGAAGGAGAGCCCTAAATGGCTAAGTTCTACGGCGTAATAGGTTATGGAATACCCGTAGAAACTGCGCCTGGGGTCTGGCAAGATTCGATTGTCGAGCGTTCATATTATGGCGAAGTCATACGAGATGCTAGAACCCTTCAAGACGACGAGAAGATTAATAGCGATCTCACCGTTGGGAATTCTATCAATATCGTTGCCGATGCTTACGCAAATGATCATTTCTATGCTATGCGATATATTCAGTGGGCGGGGACTCTGTGGATCGTCTCAGAAGTCGAAGTTCAGCGTCCCCGCCTCACGTTGAGATTGGGAGGAGTATATCATGGCCCAACGGCTGGAACTCCAATCACTCCTTGAGAATATTCTAGGTAGTGAGAATGTATATTTTCAACCTCCGAATAACCTCAATATGAGCTATCCAAATATCGTATATCAGCGAGATGACTATGCGGTTAAGTATGCCGACAACAATACGTATGATCGACAAGCCAGATTTCAGGTGACGGTCATCGATCGGGACCCTGACAGTTTGATCCCCGATAAAATAGCAGATCTTCCTCTCTGCTCGTTCGATCGTTTCTTCATCGCGGATAATCTCAATCATAACGTTTTCAATCTGTTCTTCTAGAAAGGAAGAATCATGGCGGGTCCTCTTGTTTGGGATGCAGTCGGAGAACGATACTATGAGACTGGTGTAGACCACGGCGTCCTGTACGTTCCGAACGTTTCTGGTGTTTATGATAAGGGGTATGCTTGGAACGGTCTTACGACCGTCACTGAGGCTCCTTCAGGAGGCGAGCCGAATGCTCAGTTCGCCGATAACATCAAGTATCTGAACATCCTCTCAGCTGAGGAGTTCGGATTCACCATCGAGGCTTTCACTTACCCGGAGGAGTTTGCGGTTTGTGACGGATCGGTTGCGGCCGCTCCAGGCGTCATCATTGGGCAGCAGAGTAGGAGTCCTTTCGGATTCAGTTACCGGACTAAGGTCGGTAATGATGTGGCTGGCGATGCACTCGGATACAAGCTGCATCTGATCTATGGCGCACAGGCTTCTCCATCCGAGAAGGCTTACGCCACAATCAACGATTCTCCGGAGGCGGTCACCTTTAGCTGGGAGGTCACTACGACCCCAGCCCCAGTGACAGGAAACAAGCCGACTTCTCTTATCGTTATCGACTCAACGGTCGTCGAGCCGGCAGATCTTGCTGCGCTTGAGACGATTCTGTATGGAGCTGCAGCAATGGAGCCTAAGCTCCCAACTCCGGATGAGGTTATTGCCATGTTTACCACTCCGTGAAATAGATGGGACCAGAGCATGCTCAGTATTTACGTTTCAAGTATAGAACTTTTTGATGAGGATGCTCAAGAATTCCTTAGCAAACCAGGTTTCGTCTTGGAGCTCGAGCATTCTCTGGTCTCACTATCAAAATGGGAGTCAACTTTTGAAAAGCCGTTCCTGGGGCCTAAAGAAAAAACTACAGAAGAGATTCTTTCGTATATCAAGGCGATGATCATTTCAAAAAATCCCCCGGGGGATGTTTTGGATAGACTTTCTAAAAAGAACCTAGACGACATCAGTAATTACATTGATGCCAAGATGTCAGCCACTTGGTTTAACGATCCGCCTGGATCTTTGTCGAAGAGTCGAGAGATTATAACCGCCGAATTAATCTATTACTGGATGATTCATTTCAACATTCCTATCCAGTTCGAGACTTGGCATCTAAATCGGTTGTTTACGCTTATTAAGATCTGTAACATCAAACAAACTCCGCCTAAGAAGATGACCCGAGGCGAAGTGATGGCCCGAAATAGAGCTTTAAATGAACAACGACGCGCACAGCTTGGGACATCTGGATAGGAGGATTCTGCATGACAGCTCTCGTTTGGGATGAGACAGGG